CTTTATTTAACGGCGTAAACGTGACTGTAAATGCTCATTTAGTACCTAAATTAGCATTTGATCGTTTTAATGGAATGGACGATTTAAACAGGTCATACCAAGGCGTACCACGTGAGGATGGAGAAACTCCTATCCCATTTATTGAAACGCATACATTTAGCCAAGCTGATAATGAGTTTTATAAAACCTTAGGTATGCACGCTCAAGGTTCAGCAACGGTAAACAGAGATTATATCGAGGCATATAATACTGTTGTAAACTTTAGACGTAAACAACGTTCATCAAGTTTATCAATGCGTACTATGACAGACACTTCATTATCACAAGCATTTTGGAATCATACAACAATGGCACATATTGTACCTGATTTTGATCAGGCAATAATTGATGGTGAAGTAGCATTAAATGTTGTAAATGAAGTAATGCCTATACGATCAAAACAGTATGGAGCATATTATAATGCAGGAAATCAAACACACCAAAATTATTATTTTCCAATGACAGCATTGGATCAAGACCCAGATGGTAGTTATGGCGATTATGATTTTGGTTCACAAATTTGGGCAGAAATGCAACAAAATGGTATTACAGTATCATTATCAAATATTGAACTTGCTAAAAAAACACAAGCTTTTGCCAAAGCTAGAAGCATGTTTCAGGGTCATGATGACGACTACATTATTGATACATTGATGGCGGGAATAAGAATTCCTGACCAAGCAATGAAACAACCAATATTATTGGCACAACAACGAACACAAATGGGTTATCAACAACGTTTTGCTTCAGATGCGGCAAATCTTGACGAATCTGTAACAGTTGGTGGTGCATTGGTTGATATAACAATGAGAACACCTGCAATAAATACAGGTGGCGTAATTGTAATAACAGCTGAAATAACACCAGAGCAGTTATTTGAGCGCCAAAAAGATCATTATTTACATAATACAGATGTAAATAATTATCCTGAGTTCACTAGAGATGAACTTGATCCAGAAAAAGTAAGCATCGTTACAAACGATCATATTGATGTGGATCATTCAAATCCAAATGCAGTATTTGGTTATGCACCGTTAAACCACGAATACATGCGAAGCGCGCCAAATATTGGCGGTAAATATTACCGTCCAGAAGTTGATGCGGCATTTGATGAGGACAGACAAAAAATCTGGGCTAATGAAACAGTAGACCCAGAATTAACAGAAGATTTTTATCTCTGTAACAATGTTCATCACAAAGTATTTGCTGATAGTACATCTGATGCATTTGAAATTACTGCACGCGGTACATTTGAAATCACAGGAAACACAGTATTCGGCGGAGCGCTAAAAGAAGCAACCGACGATTATGATGAAGTAATGGCTGATGTTGATCAAACAAGATTAACAAAAGCATAAAAGTCCCCTCCCCTGCCCCGCGAAAGCGGGGCAAATAACCATATAGGAAAAAATATGAAACGTTATCAAATTCAAGCCCTCGATGGGTGGAACAAATTAAAGTTAAATGAAACTTTAGAATTTGTTGTCAGAGGCAATAGCCGAACCATACGTGTTGAATTTAATACAAGCGACAAAGTAGCTTTGTATGGATCAAACACAAAAGATTTCAAAGATGAAAAACTTTTAGTTAGCGATGAAGGTCTCTTCACGCTGATAACATCTATCTCAAATACACTTTATGTAAGAGCAGTCTCAAAGGATAAGAGTGCATCAATAACTTACAAAAATCGTGCGTCAGATCACATTGTTGAAAAAATGTCTGACGTTAAGTTTACTGGTCTTGAGATGCGTAGAACTCGTAATCCAGAAATGGAACGACTGATGCATATGGTAAAAACAGCACAATCAGAAAGAGAACAAATTCTCTTATCTGAAATTGCAAAGGTAAAAGCGCAAAATGAAGAGGTTATCGAAGATAATGCAAAAACTTTCCCAGAGCTTAAAGCAGGAAATGCACCATCTATGCCTCCAAGCGGGATATCAGAAGACAACGTGGAACGAAGTGAAGAAAGCACTTCAGACACCAGTGAAACGGCTGCCGCAAGCGAAGACGCATCAATTAGCGATACAAGCGCTAAGTGATAAGTCTTTTATAAATTCTAACAAGTATAAGGAACAACAATTAAGGGCTGTGCGTGAAGGCGCACACCCTGACTTGATAGAATTTGAACGCAAAATGGTTAAAGCCTGTAAGGCGTATAATATACCAGTATTTGCTAGTGAAATGTGGCGAACTGCTGAACAGCAAACAAACTTGTACAAACAAGGCGTCACATTAGCAAAGGCCAATAAAAGTCCACATCAATATGGGCTTGCTGTGGATATTATCCACAGCGTTAAAGGTTGGGATTTGCACGAAAAGGAATGGGCAATGCTCTATACAATTGGTATGGAAGTTGCCCGAAAAATGAATATCGACATGGAATGTGGATATGAATGGAAGTTTTACGACCCTGCTCACTGGCAGATAAAAGGTTGGAAAACGCTAAAAACCGATGATGGGGAAATATTATATTAACCCAACATCAGCCAAACCCCCCGTAGACGTCAAGGATCGGAGGGGGGTTTGGCGGAAACATATACCACTCTTGTCAGTATATGCATTTAGTGACTGGAAACGAGGCAACGAAGAAAAAACATGTGTATTTCACCAAATAACATAAGCGAAGTTGGCCTTGTTGCCTGTCACAAATGCTGGCAATGCAGGGAAAACAAAGTAAATGACTATGTTGGACGATGCATTGCCGAAAGTCACCATAGTGACGAAACATTAAGTGTAACATTGACTTATGGAGATGGAGACACGCCAGAAAGCGCAACTTTAGTATATAAACATTATCAGCTCTTTATGAAAAGCCTGAGAAACGAAGGCTATAAAGTACGATACATCGTAGCGGGTGAATATGGATCAACTAAGGGACGCGCTCATTGGCACGCAATACTCTTTTTTAAAGGTAAAGTGCCAAAAAACATCGAATATGATAAAAGGATCAATTGGAAACATTGGAATAGAGGTTATTCGTTTATCGAAAAACCATCATATAAATCATATCGATACGTTATGAAGTATATCTTAAAAGATACACAACTTGACGTGCATAATGGACATTTTTCATTAAGTAAAAAACCACCACTTGGAGACCAATATTTTAAGGAACTGGCAAAAAAATACGTCGATAGTGGACTTGCACCTCAAACATTTATGTATCAATTCGACAACGAATTTGATGGTCAAGGAAACCGCAGGGAATTTATGATCCAAGGAAAAACACGCGAAAACTTCTGTAAATATTATTTACATGAATGGCTTGACCAACACGCGTTTAGTAATAGAAAAATGCCATATAGCGACATAATAGAGGAATACGAAGACAAACTTGTTGGAAGTGATCCTGTAACATTATGGCAAGAATTATTTAATCATTTACAAAGTAAAAATGATCGATGGCATGCACCACAAATACAAAATTATGATGATGAATTTGTTGTAATTAAAAACATTGCAAATCAATGGAATTTATTATGGCTAAGACCGATGACAGATGAAGAAAAGGTATTAACGCATGGCACGTAAAAAAAGCAGTAGTAGTAAAAAAAATAATACTACAACAACACAACAAAATAGAAACTTAGTTAAACAAATATTAGGACGTTGGAGAACACAAAGAAAAGCACCAATCACCCTGCCCTCAATGCCTAACTTGTCAATTGATCGAGTTCCGTCTCGGAAAACGCCAATTTTGCTGAATCAGCAAACAGGGCGAAAAGTAAACAACAGACAAACACAGCCTGATAAACAATCAGTCGATAAAATCGCGCGACGTGAAAAAGTATGTAAACAACGCCCAGACAGTAAAAAGGCTCAAAAAGGAACAGGTGGAAGCAAAGAATTTGTCCCCTGGTGCAAATAAGTTATTGACAATATGTCAAAAACGATACTACAACTACATATAGGGCTTAACACAAGAGTCTCAATATGATCATAATATATATTATCGGCCATTGAGCACTTAAAGCCCTCTTAACAAAGAGGAGTAAAAGTTGCAATTTCTATTAATTAAACAAATACTAAAACCTATCATTACTAGATGTGGTACCTTATTAGGCGCATATTTGGCGGGTTTAGGTATAGCTAGCGCACAAGTCGATAGCATAATCATTGGAATTACAGTCGCATCTGGCGTCGGCATTGACCTCCTTTCTAGGAGGTATGTAAAATGATTAAACAAACAATAATGCATGCAATAGCAGGCATAATACTTGGAATAGCATTATTTGCTCCATTTATGGGGGTAATATAATGGGATTTTTTAGCGGAATAGGTTCTCTTGTAGGCGGATTATTTAATCCCATAGCCGCTATAGGTGGCGCCTTATTAGGTGGCGTATTAGACGGCAAGGAAGCACAAAAGGCCGCAGAAAAACAAGTTGTTGAACAAAACCGTATTGCAACAATAGCGGCTGAAAATACAAATGCTCAAATGGAGAATAATAGTCGTCCTGTAGAAACAGTAACGACCCAAAAGGCTGATTTTGACAGCGTTATAAGTGACGCAAGAAAAGCAGGAATTAATCCATTAACAGCATTGCGTATTGCAGGTGTAAATTCAACAACAAGTACGACAACAACACAAGTAGGCACAACAAGATATGTAGCTCCCCTACTATCTTCAATGCCAAGTCGAAACTTTACAAATGTAATGGCTGACGCTTTCAGCGGATATCAAAGTTTTGAACGTGGTCGTACACAAAAAATGCAATTGGGATTAGAAACAGATTTGTTAAAATCACAAGTTGCATTAAATTATCAAAGTTTACAGCAACCAAATTTTCCAAAATTTAGTCCAGATGGTACAAAAATCGAACCCGCATTTATTGATACCAGATATCCAGATGGAACACTTGTGAGAATACCAAATCCAGAATTATATGAAATGGGTCCATTTGAATTATTGGTTGGTACTTTATTGCAAGGTGGATCAGCTACAGCTGATGCAATGGGCGGCGATAGCGTTAGCCCTGCACAAATTGGACAAGGAATTAAAAAAATTGGCCAAGGAGTTGTAACAAGCACTTCATCTTTTGCAGAAAGATTTATGCACGGATTTACAACTGGTCAATGGGTATTTCCAAAAACTACACCCATAAAAAACAATTTTAAATCAGAACCAAATTATAATGAAGAAATTGTACCATATTCAATGAAAGCACTTGGACTTGAGTATTAAGCGTAAGCCCAAACCATGCAAATGCAAGAATTGCCGAAAGCAATATAAACTAAAAAGGAAAGTTAAAAAATGAATGGAATGAATCAAAATAATCTTTTGACTACTCCGTTGACGCCAAAGCGATCAACAAGGATAGATCAAAAGACAGTTATTACATCAGGAAACGCAGGTAAAATTATACCTGTTGCATGTATACCACTACTCCGCGAAGACGGTGTAAAGCGATCAAGAATGCAAATCGCAGTGGAAATGATGGAAACTGCTGAGACGTTATTTAACGGCGTAAACGTGACTGTAAATGCTCACTTAGTTCCTAAGCTAGCATTTGATCGTTTTAATGGAATGGACGATTTAAACAGGTCATATCAAGGCGTACCACGTGAGGATGGCGAAACGCCAATCCCATTTATTGAAACACATACATTCAGCCAAGCTGATAATGAGTTTTATAAAACTTTAGGTATGCACGCACAAGGTTCAGCAACAGTTAATCGAGATTATCTCGAGGCATATAACACTGTTGTAAATTTTAGACGCAAACAGCGTTCATCAAGTTTATCAATGCGTACAATGACTGATACGTCATTAGCACAAGCATTTTGGAACCATACAACAATGGCACATATTGTACCAGATTTCGATCAGGCAATTATTGATGGCGAAGTTGCATTAAATATCACGGATAGTCAATTAACAGTACATTCAACTGATTATTCTAACTGGGATGTAAGTTCTAATTATAAGTTACCAATGGCACATATTTCAGAAGTATCTACAGTTAATGTAAATGGCAACAACGTTACAAGTTGGGGTGATGGAATATGGGCAGAATTAGCTGAAAACGGTGTTACAGTATCATTATCAAATATTGAAATGGCAAAAAAGACACAAGCATTTGCAAAAGCAAGAAGCTTGTTTCAAGGCCATGATGACGATTATATTATCGACACATTAATGTCAGGGATCAGAATCCCCGATCAAGCAATGAAACAACCAATATTATTAGCACAACAACGCACGCAAATGGGTTATCAACAACGCTTTGCATCAGACGCGGCAAATCTTGACGAGTCTGTAACAGTTGGTGGTGCATTGGTTGATATAACAATGAGAACACCCGCAATTAATACAGGCGGCATAATTGTTATAACAGCTGAAATAACTCCAGAGCAGTTATTTGAGCGTCAAAAAGATCATTATTTACATAATACATCAGTAAGTAATTATCCCGAGTTCACTAGAGATGAACTCGATCCTGAGAAGGTGTCTATAGTGACCAATGATCACATTGATGTTGATCATACTACACCAAATGCTGTTTTTGGTTATGCTCCCCTTAACCATGAATACATGCGTAGCGCGCCAAATATCGGCGGTAAATATTACCGTCCAGAAGTTGATGCGGCATTCGACGAGGACAGGCAAAAATTGTGGGCTAACGAGACAATTGATCCTGAATTAACAGAAGATTTCTATCTCTGTAATAATGTTCATCATAAGGTGTTTGCAGATTCAACAAGTGACGCGTTCGAAATTACCGCACGCGGTACATTTGAAATTACAGGAAACACAGTATTCGGCGGAGCGTTAAAAGAAGCAACCGACGATTATGATCAAGTAATGGCAGATGTTGATCAAACAAGATTAACAAAAGCATAAAAGTCCCCTCCCCTGCCCCGCGAAAGCGGGGCAAATTAACCATATAGGAAAAAATATGAAACGTTATCAAATTCAAGCCCTCGATGGGTGGAACAAATTAAAGTTAAACCAAACTTTAGAATTTGTTGTCAAAGGCAATAGCCGAACCATTCGTGTTGAATTTAATACAAGCGACAAAGTGGCTTTGTATGGATCAAACACAAAAGATTTCAAAGATGAAAAACTTTTAGTTAGCGATGAAGGTCTCTTCACGCTGATAACATCAATCTCAAGTACACTTTATGTAAGAGCAGTCTCAAAGGATAAGAGTGCATCAATAACTTACAAAAATCGTGCGTCAGATCACATTGTGGAAAAAATGTCTGACGTTAAGTTTACTGGTCTTGAGATGCGTCGAACTCGTAACCCAGAAATGGAACGACTAATGCATATGGTAAAAACAGCACAATCAGAAAGAGAACAAATT